TTTGTTATGGATACTAATCCAGGAAAAGGAAATATAGAAGTATTTATAAATCCAGTTATAGAAAAAAGAGCAAAAGAAAAATTAACTGAAGAAGAAGGTTGTTTATCCTGTCCTGGTAAATTTGTAGACGTTAGAAGATCTACATATGTAGGTTTAAAATGGTTTTGTAGACACGGGAAAGAACAATATAAAACTTTTTATAGATTACCGGCACGTATTGTACAACATGAAATAGATCACTTAAATGGTAAATTAATTATAGACCTATCTTAAAAGAGAGAAAAGATTAAGATAGGTTTGAAAGGTAAGAGAACTTATCGCCTATCATAATTTTAATAAGAAATCAAGTTTCTTGTTTTTCTTCTTCTTCGTTAAGTCCATAGCAAGAAAAAGTAATAGATATTCTGTGTGAATCTACTTCTTTTTTTCCTATTTCTTTTAACTTTCTAGCTGACTCTTCATAGCCAAATATACTGCAATCATACCCACTATCAAATTTAGTAGGCCATTCAAAAGGGGGCATACAAGTCCCAGCTGTATAACTACACATTGTTAGAATTAAAATAAACTTCATCTTGACAAATCCTTTTTCTATCCTATATTGTCATTATAAATAAATGAAAGGAAACAAATGACCGATATAACTAAATATAGAAACGTTTCATTAACACATGATACATACAAGGTTTTAATAGCATTGTCGAAGGTTTTATTACCCGATGCGAAACTAAGTATATCAAAAACAATTGAATCGTTAGCAAACGAGAAAGCAAAAAAGTTAAATGGCAAAATTAAAAAAATATAATGTAAAACTAATTCAATGCCCAACATGCAGAGGAAATGGTTTTGTTAAGATAATAAAAGAAAATGAAGAAACACACATATCCCAATGTTGGGATTGTGACTCAGAAGGAGAATTTTATGTACATAAGCCCAAAACTTCTATCGTTGGTGACCATGTTGATCCTGTTACAGGTGATGTTTTTAAATTAAATTAATGATAGGGGAATCTGAAATTGCTTACATAGCCGGTCTGTTTGACGGCGAAGGAAGCATAGACTTTACAAAGCGTAAAGAGAAAAAAAGATCTGGAACCTATGATTGCAGGCGTATTAGCATGGAAATATCTATGACAGATAAATCTGTTTTAGTATGGGTGCATGAAGTATTGGGTGTTGGAACATTGACCAAGAAACCAAGAAAAGGTTTACGCAAAAATGGTACAAAGTATTTAATGCAATATAGATGGCGTTGTACATTTAGAGACGCCTATTATGTGTGTCGATTACTTTGGCCACACGCTCATACAAAGTTACCAAAGATACAACAAGTAATAGACCATTACAGTCAAGAAAAAATTATGAATGGTAATGTTGTAAATTTAGAAAAATATAAGGAAGTAATGAGTTTAGAATGATGAGTAAGCAAAGTAAAGAATCTGGACGTAAGTGGGACGGTAGATCTAGAGTTTCAAATGATGTATATCGAAAGCGATATGATGAAATTTTTAGAAAAAAAGAAGAAGAGAATAAAGAAGATGATGAATTCAGACAACGTGATAGATATGAGCGTTGATGTTATGTTGATCGTGTTTGATGTATTAAGTTCTCCTATTCTAATGGTTGTAAGAATTTTACGTTATGCCTTTAATAAATTTATTAGAGGTTATGTGATTAGAGGAATTAAATGGATATTAAATAAATTTATATGATGGATGAAAAAGATTTAAAAGAATTTCATAGTTTAGAAAAACAAGTTAAAGGTATGAAAAAAAGTAATAAATACAAATATTTAACAGGACAAAGGTACGAGCATCACGGATCACGGACCTATGATTTTGGCGACGGTAAACTGCCTTCGGTCACAACTATACTTGCAAAAACAAAAAATCAAGAGTATTTAAAAGCCTGGAAAAATAAAGTAGGTGATGAAGAAGCAGAGCGAATTAAGAATTATAGTAGTAAACGGGGTACTTCCATGCATAAATTCTTGGAGAACCACATCACAGGTGTCGGGTATGATGATCTCAGCAGTATTGGGAAAGAGGCGCGTCCGATGGCTGAAAAAATTATTGAGATTGGTTTTCCACCCATTTCAGAATATTACGGTTCGGAAATAACTTTACATTATCCAGGTCTATACGCTGGAGCCACTGATCTAGTTTGTTTACATAACGATATGGAAACAATTATAGATTTCAAGCAAGCGAACCGGCCAAAGAAAGAAGAATGGATTGAAGATTATTATTTACAAATTGCAGCATACGCCATGGCTCATGATTATGTTCACAAATCAAGTATTAGACAAGGGGTTATAATGGTGTGCACTCCTGACCTATATTACCAAGAATTCAAAATGCAAGACGCAGATTTAAGAAGGTGGAAGCACAAGTGGCTAAAACGTTTAGACATGTACCATGAAATACTATTTGATGAAAAAGAGAGGGCAAAAATACATATGAGCCCTGAAGATTTCTTTAATGGGGCATAAATGTGGCAAATTCAAAATATTGCCTTATTCTTGCCACAAAGTTCCATAGAGCATTTCGTCTAGAACCCGCATAAAATAAGGAAAGTTCCATGGCTAAAATGGCCATGGAACTGCCGATGGAACTAAAATTCCCCTTATTATAAGCGACTTTTAGACCAAAATGAACAAAAAGTTCCACGTTCCATGAGTATTTTACAGCGGTTGTAAAAAAAACAGTTTTACTCCAGAAGTAGTATATAGTAGGGAGCAATTATGGGTATAGGAAACGTTATGGCGCTGGCAATAAGTATGATGACAGAGACGGCTTTTTGGGATATGTTTCAGAAAAAACATAACTCAAAGTATTATAATGCCAAAAAGAAAACCCAAAAGAAGAAAACCAAGAATAAGAAAACAAGTCGTGCCAAGTCAACCAAACGACATCCCATTTCCAAAGTATAGAATTGAATGGGTTGATGCGTTGAGCGACAGCGGTTGGGCTGATGATAGAGAATTTATTAAAATGAAGTTAGCTAAACCAATAAATGAGGGTTGGGTGTTTTCTAAAGATAAAAATTCAGTGAAAATATTTGCATCTTATGATTTAGATCCTGTTACAAAAGAAATTACTTTTGGGGACCGGACGATGATTCCAACTTCTTGGGTTGTAAAGATGACGAAGATTCAGTAACTTCTATTGCTTCACCTTCAACTTGTTTTGCATTTAAAATGGGTGCATAGTCTTCTAATATCTTTTTCATTTTAGCTTCTAATTGCTCTTCAGACATTTCTTCTAACTTACCCGTTTTAATTATTTTTCTATCTATATATAACCCTGCAGCCATGCCTCTATTCTTTTCAGCATTAGTTGCGGCTGAAAATGCACCTTTCTTTAAAGCTTCCTCTCTAATCTTACCGAGTTCTGCTACATGTTTATCGTAAGTAACTTCATATTTCTTTAATTTCTCTTCTCGTAATTCTCCAATGTATTGTACAACCAATGGTGATAGCCTAGGATTTTGTAATTCTGACGCCTCAACTTTAGCTCTTTTTGGACTATATCCTGCCACAATTGCCGCATCTGTACCAGTAGTTCTGCCTTCATTATAGACAAGATATTCAGCAAATCTTTTTTGCATTTCTGTTAATCTTTTTGGTAATCCCATATTGACAATTTAAGGTAACTGTCCTATATTGTCAATATGAAAGATGATCGAGGAGAATTAGATTTAACTAAACAAATTGAAGATAAAGACGAGTTAATTGTCCAGTTAAGGCAGCGTGTTAATGAATTAATGGCTATTAATAAATCTCATCAACAATTAATGGGTAAGCAGATTCAAGAAAATGAAGAGTTAAAGAAAGACAACAAAGCTTTGGCTAAACAAATAGATGATTATTATAACGTGAGAAATAATGCTCGTTAAAGACTTACAGCAATTTCTTGGTAGTTTTACCGATAAACTTAAAGGCAATGCAATTAGCCATGCTAAGATATATATTGAAAAAAATGGTTATCTTGAAGAGATTAAAAGAATGGAAGTGCAAGAGCATACGATTATAGGTCAACCTGGTATGAGATTGGTATTAAAAACTCGTTCAGATCAAAAATTAAAACAAGAAGATAAATTAATTAAACCATATTAGAAAGGAGTAAAATGGAAATAACAAATGAACAAAGAAAGCAGCTTTTAGATTATTTATCTAAAAGACCATACGCTGAAGTGTTTACTTTAATTGCTATGTTAGTGTCGTTAAAACCCAAACAAAACGGCAAAAAGAATGACGATGTTACCTCTAAAAACTAGTGGGTGCTGAAGTTAAATTATATAAAAAACTTAAGGCTAAAACACCTAAAATTATCTGGAATAGGGTTGAAAACCTTACTATTCCTGGCATGCCTGATCTATTGGGTTATAATGCTAATGGCCACTTTTTTACTGTTGAACTGAAAGTAACCAAGGGTAAAAAACTTAAATTCTCACCGCATCAAATTGCGTTTCACGTGACACATCCCAACAATACATTTATCTTAGCCGAGGCCCTCGGTCCAAGAGCCTTGAATCGTTTTCACCTGTACCGTGGTTCACGGATCCAAGCCTTGGCAAGCCAAGGCTTGCAGCTTGACGCTTGCAGCTTGGGGCTTGAAGCTTGCGGCTTGTTGCTTGAAACTATTTAATACAACCTGAGGTTGAAATCGCCTCGGCTTGCGCCTCGGCGCTTGAAGCTTGTGGCTTGTCGCTTGAAGCTTGTGGCTTGAGGCCCGGACCAGGCGAACGCTGGGCTAACTCCGTCGAGTTGCTACACGAGCTAATTGCCTGATCCGAATTGACTGGCGGGGGAAACCCAAAGCTCAACTCTTGCGAGTGTCCTATATCCCTCTTTGTTGTCGCGGTAACGCCAGTCTTATTACGCTTGCGTAATTCTTTATAATATTTTGGGTGTTTAAATTCGTGCATTAGTGTTTACCATAACTAACATTCTTTATATCACGATTCCAACATGCTCTGCAATCTTTGCATTCATTATTTTGTTTTGCAGCTGGGCAGCTGTGCTTGCCATCTGTTGTGACAGTCGATGTCCAGGGCCAGAAGTTAACCGGCGCTTGATCAATCATGTGTGAAGAGAACCGGATGACCAGGTTCCTTGGCACCTCGTTAACAGAGACGCGCTTCAAAATCTGAGCTTCACGCGTTGGCAACCAGTGCTTAGTGTCTGGTGTCTTCCTGCAAATTCTAAAAATATTCTGAAGATGTTCCAGGCTCTGTATATCTCCGGAATCGTGCCATCTGAATTCTTTATGCGGCTTAATGAGCTGTATCATAGCATCAACCCATTGCGGTGACTCGATGGCCTTCAGTCTACGCTCCAGGGCTGCTTGTACATTTGGAAATCTATAACGACCTTTTAAAGCATAACAGCCATGGCACACTGAGCCAGGGATCTTGACCAGCTTGGAGCCGGTGATACATTTTGAGGCCGGCAGGTTATAAGCCGGGCCCGGCATTTTAGAAGGCTTAGACAGCCCTCCAACTATTTTCTCTAATTCTTTCTTTAACATAAATCCTTTATAATCCTATATTATTTATTTGTCAATTCTTTTGTGAATTTATTCCAATCAATTGTTGGGTCTAGCTGCTCCATGCTTGAAGCTTGCGGCTTGGTGCTTGGAGCTTGTTGCTTGATGCTTTTAAAAAACTTCTCACAGCTGGCAAGATACGCCCGCGGGAGCGTTGAATGCTCCCGCAAGAAATAGTGTGTTAAGTCGTTGTGCTTAATTCTCTTCAATTTCATATTCTAACCAGCCGTTGCCTTCATCAACACCCATCATGAAATATTTCAATTGTTCATCAGTTTCAAATTCATATGTTTTCATAGCTTCTTTATCTGTACCCCAGATTATAGTTATTTTTTTACTCATCTTCTTCATCTGCATATGCTGTTATGTAATCTCCCAGGTTCATTTTAACCTGCATCATTGCTTCATTGCAGGCTTCTTCCTCGTCCTCTGCATCAAAAACTAAATCAAAGTTTTTAACCCATTCCTCATCTACTTCTATCGATACTCTATATTTTTTACTCATGTTTCTCCTTTGTATGATTTATGGTATCAACATAGCCGCCATCAATATCTTGCTTGGCGTTTTCTAGGCATGCTCCATGATCCCATTGGTTAGTTGCATCTTCATAAATTAATTTATCGTTTTTATATATTCTGTAACCGTGCGTTCCTAGGCACTCTGGATCTAGATCTTCGACTGTGTCGTCCAGAGGATATTCTACATTTGGCTCCTGCTCAAAAATAACAATAGTGTAATTTTTATATTTAGTGTTTTGCATCATTTTCCTTTCTGTTTTTATCCTATCATATCCTTCACCAGCTGTCAAGCTTGAAGCTTGCTGCTTGGAGCTTGGCGCTCGCTTCGCTCGCTTAAATCTACTTTAGAATGATTTTTAGAATCATTCTAAAGTGACCAGCCAACGCCAGACTGTCTGTGTTCTAGCGGCGGCGGCGCGTTGACTGATCCCAGATCCATTAGCCCTGTTCCGCCGTTATCTAGTATCGGTACGCGGTGGCGAACTAGAATTGCAACCATCCGCGAAAAGTTAGGCACGCTGACCAATGGATCAGGGATCAGTGACGATTTACGATACACGAGCCTCTGCAGATATGCTGGCGGTGTAACCACGCTCACTGATCCCAGATCCAATTGCGCCCCGTCACTGATTGACGATGTGTGGTTGCACACAATTGGATCAGGGATCAGTTCTGGTTCATAGCACAAAGACGGACTATTGTCGGTGTGATGTACTACAACCAGAAGTTGTCCCGTTATTTTGAGTTTTTGATTCCGT